ACCTAGAACGGTTTTAGGTATTTCATTTGACTGAACATCAGTCGAGTTTAATAACGTTTCCTTGCTCATTTTCCTTAAGCTCCTTTTTGTTTAGCAGGTTAGAGATTTCCTGTAATAAAAACTCGTAAGTACGAATTTGACCAAGTATATACTTGTATTCTTCCATATTGTCAACTCCTCCTGAAGTTATCATTGTGGTTAAATTAACCAATTGAGCCTTCATATATCTTTGTAATTTACTTGCTACGTCTACTTCTTCCATCTCTTCTCCTTTGTTGGTTATATTAACAATTCCACTTACGTAGAGATTTATTAATTCTTGAATTTGGGTCTCTTGCAGTTTTTGCGGATGTTAATCTTTTCTTCATTCCACTCATTCTGGCACAGAATGATTTTCTTCTTTTAGCAGATTTAGAACCAGGTTTCAACTTACTTGGTTTAGTAGTTACTGCCATAGATAATTTAGATCCAGGATTCGCGGCTCTATAAGATGCAATACCTTTTCTATTTAATCCACCAGATTCAGATTTACCTTCTTTACGTTGCCATGCAGGAGTTCCTCCTTTGGCATATTTTTCAACTGTTTTTTTTAAAGGTGGTAATTTTCCAGAAGCTCTTAATTCTTTATCTGGGTCTGTTTTTTTTAATTTATTTAAAATACTATCTTCTTTACCAGATGACATCAATGCTCTACCTTTTCCTCTTAATGCAATATCACCCATATTAATAAACTTTTGTTTTTTTAGTTTTAATAGTTCTACCTTGTCCTTTACCTACTAGTCCACCTTCTTTATAATACTCAACTGGGTTATATTCTTTAGTAGAATCCTCTGGAAATAATCTAGAATATTTTTCAGCATCAAGTTCTTCTTGAATTACTTTTTTATAATTCTCATCTAACTTTTTTTCTGCTTCTTTAAATTTTTTTTGTCGTGCTCGTTCTTGTTTATAATATTTTTCTCCGCTCATACTAATCCTCCACCACTCATTTTTTTTCTTGTAAATGTTGGAACGTTTTTAGGTTTAGGTCCTGTATTACCAGCTGCTCTTTTTCTTGCAACAGCAGAACGTCTTTGTCCTTCTGACATTGATCTGGCTTTAGCTAATGGTACACACTTTGGATAACCTTTTCTTTTTTCACCTTTAGATCTTCCACACGGAGCAAAGGAACCATCTTTGCGTTTAGAACCAATATCTACCCATTTCTCTTGAACCCATTTACGTAAACTCATATTAAAATTTTTTAGTTATTTTTCTTTTGACTTCTAAAATATCTCCACAAGCTTTAGCTACTCCACCTTGTTTATAATTAGATACTGCTTTTCTCTTTTGAGATTTATTTTTACCACCTGGTGTTACTTTACCAGAACAAACTGCTGATGCATACATATTTGCATATGCACTTGGATAGACTTTAAATTTTCTTTTAGCAGCAGCTTTTCCTCTTGGGCAAAGTTTTGCCATTATCTTTTGTTTTTCATCATTTTGCCTTTTTTCTTCATAGGCATATCTTTAGTTATCATGTCGGCTTTTTTAATCATGCCTCCTTTTTTCTTAATAACACCTCTTCCTTTTAAAACATCTTTAAAAGTTACTTTTCCATCTCCAGTTAAATCTGGAAATGATTTATCTTTTTTAACTTTACCACCTTTAGCAAAGTTTTTTCTTTCAATCCCACGTCCTCTTAAAGATATATCACCCATTATCTTTTACCCTTCATCATTTTGCCTTTTTTCTTCATAGGCATTTTTTTAGTAATCATATCTGCTTTACCACCTTTTTTCATTTTTGCTCTTGGTCTTATACCGTAATCGTTTCTCATATTTTCTCCTTATCCGTTTTCTTGTTCTTTGTTTGCCGGTCTATTCGCCATAGTGCGTGCCACCGATTCTGCACTTCTGCCCACAACATAACCTCCAAGACCAATTTGAAGAAGTGTCCAAACATCACCTGGAAGTTGTATAGTTATAGAAGCTTTAAAAAAAAATAATATTACTGGCCCTAATACATAGTTCCATATTAATATAAAAATTAATACGTACATTAATAAAGGTCTCCAACTAGATGCAAACCATCCAGCTTTAGCTTCAGCTTCAATAATTTTAGCAGCTGCAGTTAATTCTTGTGTATTAGATTGTAGTAATTGAGTTTGTAATTGTGACTTTAATTTTTCTTGAAGATCTTTATCAGGAATTGATTTTTCAATTGTGTTAAAAAGAATTTTTGCTAGAGGTGCAACAGCTCCTAACATTTGAATCATGGTTTAGTACCACTTCGCTTTTCTTTTCTTATCTGGTAGCATTCTTCTTTGTCCACCAACTTGTTCAAGTTGTGTTTCTTGTGGATTAGAAACTTCTACTTCAACTGCTTGTGCATAACCGTCGCTATTTAAAAATTGTGAATGATCTACTAGATTACCAAATTCTGATCTTGATGTACCATTTACTGAACCACCTTTAGCCATAGGTTTTCTAGATTGACCTGCTTCTGATAAAGCAATTGCAATTGCTTGTTTAGGACTTTTTACTTTTTTAGAAGATTGTCCAATATTAAGTTCACCTTTTTTAAACTCTCTCATAACTTTACCAACTTTTTTTTGGCTTGGTGTCATTTTTTTCATAATAATATCCTTGGTGTTTATATATACTAATATCTAAAATACCACAATACTGGTTATTAGCCAGTAATTATTTTAGTGTTTTGCATGCCTTGTTTAGCAAGATCTACGCCTATTTTTAACTTTGTCAAATCATCTGTTTGCTCTAATTTTTCATCAGCTACTTGTCTATTAGACATAACTTTTAACTTATCTAGATTTAATCTATCTTCTCCTTCTTTTTTCTTACGTTCATTCTCCATAGCTCTTAAATCAATTTCTCTAGATTTAAGTTGAACTAATGGATCAGTTGCGCCTAGATTAATTTTAGTTTCTTCATTCATATAATCTTTAGTCATTTGAGCAATTAATTTAGCTTTTCTTGATTCAATCATTTGCATCATTTGTTGAAGTTGTAATTGAATTTGTGGATTCATTTGTGCTTGTTGTTGTAACATTGGCATTTGCATTAACTCTTTAGAAAACTCTAATTGAATTTGTTCTTGTGCCATTATGGAAATATGTTCTAGTACATTCTTTTGAATAGATGCCATAGCAGCAGGATTGTTCTGAATCATATTCAATTGCATAAAATTTAAATGCGCTTCAATGTGAGCGGTATGATCTTGTCCAGCAAATGCTTGGAAAGGTTGTCCTGTCATTGCATTGATATGTTCAATAGAAGGATCTACCGGTGTTGGTGGTTGTGGTGGAGGTAATATTAGATCTATATTCTTAACTCCGATCGCTTCATACATTGTTCTGTAAACTTGATACAAGTTATGCATTTGTGGATTAGACATTGCAAGTTGCATTTCAGTTTGTGCTAAATTAATTCTTTGTGATTGTGAAAATATATTTGGATCAGCCACAGGCAAGATATCAATCTTCTCATCAAAGTCTGCAGCTTTAATTTCTCTCGTTCCACCTACAACATCATATGGATAAGTTGGTGGTAAATAAGTTGCAAATACTTTTGCTAATAATTCAAATTCATTTTTAAGTGAAGCATATAATCTTTTATGAATTGCTGACATCACCCTCGATCCGCGCTCCAATAATGCCATCGTCGTACCCACAGCCGCGTTTTGATTACCGTCACCCACTTGCATATCTGCGATGGACGCGAAGCGTTGACCTGCTTGAACCACAATACCCATCAATTGTAAAAGGGTCGCTGATGGTTCTTTAAAAGGTAATGGCATAAATGCATCACGCAGATTTCCACCAGGTGCATCTACATCTCTAAATTCTCCTGGCTGAATAGGTTGTGCATCATCTCGTACACGAATACCTCGCATTTTAAATCCAGATGGTAAATTAGATAAAGTTCCTGCATCTAGCAATTGTCTTAATGCTTGAGTTGCAGTTCTTGATAATCCACCGATCATGTGAATTAAACCAAAGCCATAAAATCCAAGTCCTGGTAAAAATTTAAAGTGTACAAAGTAATTAGTTTTATTTTTTAGCGGATCGTCTGTTTTGTAGTTTCGTCTAATAGATAAAACTTCTCTAGATGATTCTTCAATAGTTACAATATATGGAAGTTTAATTCCTGTGGGCTCACCAGTTTGAAGATCTTTATCTTCAAAACCTTCTATATCTAAATTAACATGACATTCTAAAAGAGTGTAAATACTATCTTGTCTTTCAATTCTAACACCTTCTAACTCACGTTCTTTTTCTTTTATCGTATCTGTTTTAATTGCAGGTTGACCTAATTCTACATCTTTATAAAATCCGCTGACTTGTTGTTTACGTAAATCATTTTCAGAAATTTTTAATACATGAATGATAGCATCTGCATCATCTAATGATGTTGCTGAATAAGGAACAACTAAATCTTCTGCTGGAATAAATTTAGATACCGCTCGTCCAAGGATTGCATCATAATAAACTTTTTTAAAAGTAGATCCTGATAGCGGTAAATAAAATAACATTTGATCAAATTCTGGTTCATACTCTTTCATGACAGTCATAATTTGATAGTTCATGAAATCTCTAACTCGTTCTGATTGTTGTTCTTTTTGTGAATCTATTAATCCAACAATTTGAGTTCGCACCGGTCCATCTGCTGGAAGTAATTCTTTATAAGCTTGTGATTGAAATTGTGTAACTGATTCTGCAAGAACTGGATGAGTAACTCCTGATGCATTTCTAAATGGCTCTGTTCGTCTTTCGTATTTAAAACCTAATAGTTCAAGACCATTCGTATATGCCATTTCCCAATCTTGACGTGATGATCTATAATCTTTGTATTGTCCTTCTAGTTCAGATCCAATCTCTACTAAAATACTTTCATCTAAAAATTCTGCAAGGTTT